GCAATATTGACAAAGTGAAAAGTTATGAAGATTTACATCAATAAGTATAAAGACCATTGGATTAGTCCTTATACAATTTTGGACTACATGTTCTTTTGGACAGACTGGTCGAAATGCAGCCGCAATAGTAGCATTCAATCTGCATTGGATGAGATAGATGGCAAATACAAATACATTGAGCATCCTGAGTGGGTCGAAAAATGGTCTGACCGTTTAACACCTATTAGTCGTGCAATTCAATGGGTTTGGGATAAAGTTGACCGCAAGATTGATTATGTGAAGATTGATAAATGGGATACTTGGTCGATGGACCACACACTTTCATACATCATTCTTCCAATGTTGAAACAATTAAAAGAGACCAAACATGGTTCTCCTTTTGTTGATGATGAGGATGTACCAGATGAATTGAAATCTACATCCGCACCACCAAAAGAAAACGAATATGATACCGATGCGAATCATTTTAAGCGTTGGGATTATGTCCTCGATGAAATGATTTTTGCATTTGAACATAAAGTTGATGATTCTTGGGAAAATGCATATTGTTCAGGTGATTTTGATACCCTTTGGGTACCTGTCGATAAAGATGGAAATGAAGTTGCAAAAGGTGAACATAAATTTTACCAAATGAAAGATGGACCAAAACACACCTACAAATGTGATTATGACGGAATAGAGATTGTGCATAACCGAATGAAAAATGGATTCCGTCTATTTGGTAAGTATTATCAAGGTTTGTGGGATTAAAAACCACTAAATATAATACTGGCACCACACACACTCGCCAGTATAACACACACAGGAGAAAACTATGTCAAATATGACACCATTCGAAATCCGATTGGATTTATTGAAAATGGCTCAAGGTATGCTTGAGCAAGATTATTATGGTAAGCGTGAGCAAGTCGCAAACGAATACGCTACAAAGTGTGAGGTTGCGAAAATACATGGAAGTGAAATACCGGCACATCCGGGATTCCCTCCATATCCTAGTGAAGCTGATATTATTGCTAAAGCGCAAATTCTAAACGGCTTCGTTTCACAAATCCCCAACAATACACAAGAAAAGACTAGCAAAAAGTCCACCTGATACGGGATTGGACCGCGGATTTTAGCATCTGCGGTCCTTAACTAATTAAGGAGAATTATGCAGGTTCGCATATTAATTACCTTTGTTGTTGCATTTATGATTTTGAGTTTTAGTGTTGCTATGGCAAATTTTGAAAGACCAAGTATGCCATATAAAGCATATTACAACAACTTAACAGAAGATACAAAAAAAGAAATTGAATGTTTAGCGGAAAATATTTACTTTGAAGCAGGTCACGAACCTGATATAGGTAAAGTTGCCGTAGCATTTGTCACCATCAATCGTGTAAAAAGTAGTCGCTTTGAATCCGATATTTGTAGTGTCGTAAAACAAAAAATGGCAGGTGTTTGCCAATTTTCATGGTACTGCGAGGAAAGACCTAAGGCAATGTCGCAAGGTAAGGTCTTGACAAATAGTAACAATTCATTGTATAATAACATTAGAAATTTGGCAATATATGTTTATGCTAACTATGAAAGAATTGAGGACCCAACACACGGCGCTCTATTCTATCATGCAGATTATGTGAGTCCAAAATGGAAAAACATGGAAAAAACAGCAGTAATAGGCAGACACATTTTTTACAACAGAAAGGACTTAAAACAACTATGAACGCAAAAGTATCAGATTTAATTAAGTTAGATTCGACATTTGTTATTTGTTTGACATTAATTCTTTTAACCACAGTTGGAAGTATGTCGTATTATTTCATTAAAGATAGAACATTGATGGCAGGAAATATTGACAATGCAATCGCAAAAGGAATTGATCCTCTTTCGGTTCGTTGTTCATATGCCAAGAGTGATGATTTAATTTGTGTTGCATTTGCGGCTTCAGCACAATCACATAATGTAGCATCGTCCGCTAAAAAATAAAAAGGAGTTTTTGTTATGGCAGTTCAACAGTTGAGCATTAATCAACTATCGCAACCAGACCGTGAGAAGTTGTTTAAAATCGTAAAAGAATGTTCCGATTCAATGACACGAATCGAAGGTGAAAACGATTTTATTCGGGAGAGTATTGCAGAGACCGCAAAACAAATGCAATTACCTAAGAAACTGGTTGCGAAGTTGGTGAGAGTTTATCACAAGCAAAACTTTGATGAAGAAGTTGCTGTGAATGAACAATTTGAAAATCTATATGAAAGTGTGGTGAAATAATGTCTAAATTTACTTTTGTTTGTCAGGAAGAATCTATGCCTTTTGTGCATAGCATTCAATCTAAAAGAACCGTTGAGTTTAATGCGGAAACATTGGATGATATTTTGAATGAGTTTGAAATGTTCTTGCGTGGTGCAGGATTTCATTTTGAAGGTCATTTGGATTTCGTAAATGAAGATGATTTTATTCAATTTGAAAATGAAGAAGATGACCTCGAAGAATCAAATCAACGATGGGCATCAACGGTTCATTCATTGATGAATCCTCCTAAATTTCGTGCCAATGCAACCACTTGCGAAGTGTGCGGATTGAACAAAGAAATGATGGCAACACATCATTGTTATGACGATAATTGTCCTGTTCACGCACCACAATCAGTATGTAAAAGTGAGGAATAATGCCAACAAAAGATGAAATGGCGAAGTTTGCCAAAGCCATTGACGCTCTTGTTTCCAAAACTGATTACAATCACATAGAAGCGATTGTAGAATACTGTAAACAAACTGGACTTGAAATAGAAGTGGCGGCAACATTAGTAAACGCCAATTTAAAATCTAAGTTGGAAGGTGATGCTATGGATAATAACATGTTGAAAGAGAAAAGTTCTCGTTTACCTTTATGACTGGTTATGAAACATTTGGAATATACGAATCTTTAAAACTACATTTCTCAAAGGACACATACGATTTTTTCAAATACAATGGTAAAACAAACCATTCGGTTCAGTCCTTTGAAAATCGTAAAGACAAGTATCATTTCTATAAACTTTCCCGAAAGTATACCAACAAGGATGCCTTAATAGATTTCTTGGTTGCCAATTTTCTGGAAGACGATAAAACATGGGTTGGTAAACTTTTAGAAGAAGATGCTGACATAAGATATCGCAATCGCCAAAAAGTCATCCAAAGTCTTTCCTATGCGTTTGAGAATGATTGTAGAACAGTCTTTGAGAATCTAAGTGACCCAAATGAGGTTATCAAAACAGATGGCGATTACCCGGTATTATTGACAAAGGCATTACGCAAAGAGATTACAATTGAAACTTTGGTGATACTGAATAAAATTTTAAATTTCTTTCCGATGTGGGATAAAAAAATCACCGATACAATTCGTTGGCCTGATTTTAGGCGTAAATGTGAAAAGTATGCCTCATTTTTACCACAAGATGTTGTAAAATTCAAGTTGATATTGAAAAAGGTTTTGGAATGAAAAAATTATACCTTGATATGGATGGCGTTCTCTCTGATTTTGAGGGTGCATTTTCTGGTCATTATGGACCTGACACCTTAAAGAACCGAGAAAAAAAGTTATGGACAGAAGAATGGCCTAATTTCATTTTAGAGAAAAAAGGATTCGAATCTCTTCCTTGGTGGCCAGGTGGCCAAGAAATGGTCAAGTTTGCAAAAGAACTTGCCAAGAAAGGGATTGAAGTAGAAATTCTGACTTCATCTGGTGGTGAAAAATATCACAATGAGGTGAAAGAGCAGAAGATTGCTTGGTTAAAGAAAAATGGTATTGCATTTAAACCGAATGTTGTGCCTGGTCGTAAACATAAGAGAGATTATGCAGGACCTGGCATTGTTTTAGTTGATGATACCTTAGATGTTATTCAAGCATTTAATAAAGCAGGCGGTATCGGCATACATCACAAAGATTTGGGCGATACTATTGAAAAAATCAAAACCTTGCTTGCATGAACACTAAATATATGATACATTATGTTTATGTGGATAAGTCGTTTATATACCGTTAATACTCCGTTTATACGAAAGGAAATACAATGAGTAGTTTTGCAAATTTAAAGCGTGGTCGCAATGACTTCGCTAAACTCACAAAGGCTATTGAAGCCACAACTCAAACCGCTGAAAGCGGATCCAAAGAAGATACCCGATTCTGGCAACCTGAAGTAGATAAAGCAGGTAACGGCATGGCTGTTATTCGTTTTCTACCCGCACCTGCCGCTGATGGTGATGATGCTCTGCCTTGGGTTCGTGTGTTCTCTCACGGATTTCAAGGTCCTGGTGGTTGGTTCATTGATAATTGTTTGACAACTATTAATGAGAAATGTCCAGTATGTGAACACAACAATACATTATGGAATTCTGGCATTGAAGCAAATAAAGATATTGCTCGTAAACAAAAACGAAAACTATCTTATATTGCGAACATCTTGGTAGTCTCCGACCCTGCCAATAAAGAAAATGAAGGACAAGTCCGTCTTTTCAAATTTGGTAAGAAAATCTTTGATAAGATTACTGAAGCAATGAATCCAGATTTTGAAGATGAGAAAGCAGTCAACCCATTTGATATGTGGGAAGGTGCCAACTTCAAGTTGAAGATTCGTAATGTTGAAGGTTATCGTAATTATGATAAATCAGAGTTTGCGGAAGTATCTGCACTCTTTGATGGTAATGATGAAAAACTTGAAGCACTTTGGAAGTCAGAACATGGTATTAAAGAGTTTGCTGAAAAGAAACAATTTAAACCTTATGACCAACTGAAAAATCGCCTCGACAAAGTTTTAGGATTTGATGGTGCAGTACCTACAACAAAAACTAAAGCCGCTGATTCAGTCATTTCTTCAATTAAAGATGAAGATGTTTCAATGATTGATAAATCAATTGCTGAGGAAGATGAAGATTTGGATTATTTTAAGTCTCTCGCTGAATCGAAATAAACAATCCCATGCAAGTGCAACACCCGCTTCGGCGGGTGTTTTTTTATGCCACTCGGGCAGTTAATGCTTTTCCTGTATCTTTTTGTTCAGGAGGTTTCATTTCATTTTTAGTTACTGCCACTTTATTGTTTGTTGGTGCATTAATGATAATAGGCGTTTGAGGTTTTGCTTGTTGTCTCTGGTCTGATGCGAGTGTTGATGACGATGATGCAACAGAACCTCCACTTGGTGCAGAAGCAACCGCACCAACTTTTGTGATTGATGGGTCATTCAAATATTCTTCAAAATGTTTTTGGCGGTCTGCAAGTCCAATGTAACCACCATTGACAAATTTTGTAACTGCTTTAACATCTGCCCAATTGCCTTTATAACCCATCATGTATTTGATGGCACTCTCAGAAGCACCTTCGGGTTTTGTTAATTGTTCAGGGTCATTGGCATAACCAAATTTTGTATAATTTTGTTTACCGGTCAATTGAATAAATCCACGACCTCGATATTGAAATCCTTCACCACCACCTTCTGGTGCATTACCCATTCTTCCACCATAAAGTCGTTCTGCAACTTTTTGTGGACCGCCTGCCGATACTTGTTGTGCATCCTCAGGACCCGAAAACTTTTTAGGAAACAACTTCATTAATGTTGGTGCTTTATAATTTAAGTTTTCACTCAAGGTTGTAAAACCACCAGATTCGTGACCAACTTGTGCCATAATTGCGGCACGAACAGTTGGGTCTGTAATCTTTGCAGAATCCATCGCACCAATCATTGCTTGTTTACCACTCGAAGAACCTACTTTTGCAGGTTTTGTTTCCGCAGATGATGGTGCTTTTGCACCAGGTGATGGTGCAGCAGCAGATGGTGCGGCCGCAGGTGCGGGTTTTGTTATTGGTGTTGGTGCGCTAACAGGTGGCGCAGGCGGTGCCATACCCGCAGGAGATGGAACAATAATTGATTCAGGTGGTGGTGC